CAGCAGCTTTTAACCGTTCGTACATATCCCGATCTGTACGGAACAGCCTTGATTGTTCGGTCAAGTTAAATGATTCCTGCATGAATGGGTTTTTGATGCCAATAGGAAGACTGCTGCTGGCTTGAGATCCTGGTGCGCCACTGCCTTGTGGTTTAGGTTGCTTTTGCATCCATGCCGGTAACGTCTTGGCCCATTCGCTGACCGGTGTGCGTTGGTAGCCATCGACCACCACGACCGTGCCATCTGGATCGCGTTCAATTTGATCGCTGCTCAACTTGGTTTTGAGCACCATGTCAGGATCGTGAACGATGTCAGCTAATGCCGTAACGGCTGGTGTGATCAGCTCAAGCTCTTTGACGCGGGCTTCAAGGTCGGTGATGCGCTGGTCCTTTTGCGCCGTCGCCTCACGGTACTGCTGCTCCAGAGCTTGGCGGGCTTCGGTGTACTTGCCTTGCGATTCAAGTTCGGACTGTTCAGCGCGACGCTTGAATTCGAGGAGTTCATCAATGTTGACGCCATCTGGAATTGCTTTACCTTGTTGCTTGGCTTTTTTGTACTCGTCTATTAGCTCTGCGTTCTTGCGCCGCATTGCTTCTAGCTCAGCTTGCAACTTCAATACTTCAGCATTTTGCTCCACAGGAGCGGTTTGATCTTCAGACATGGATAAGCCACAGGCTTAATTGCCTCACCACTTTACCTTATCGGCCCAGTAGGCAGCAGATAGCTTGCCTTTGGTGATGTTCTTGGCGTGTCTTGCCTTAAATGATGCACGCCTAGCTTTTGCTGCGGCTGACTCACCTTCACGTGGTGGACTGCCACTAACACCTTGCTGGCCAAAGCGTATCAGCTTGATGGTGTCACCTTCTTTGGCCAATACCGCGTGCGACTTCTTTGGATTGCTAGGTGTTCGCTTTGGCTTGTTGTAGCCACTGAATTGTTCGCCGCGGTAGGTGATCATTTTTTCTTGGCGGTCTTAGCCGCAGCTTTGAATGCAGCAGCACTGGGTCTACCTGCTTCACCTTTGCGTGCCATGCGCTCCTTGCTGCCTGCTTCAATGCGCTTGCGTTTTGCGGCGATATTGGCATAAAGGCCAGGTTTCTTTTTCATTTCTTTTTACCCTTGCGTGACTTGCCGGCTTTTGCGAGTGCGATTGCTACGGCTTGCTTTTGCGGTTTTCCCGCTTTCATCTCCGCTTTTATGTTGGCTGATACTACATCTTTGGACTTGCCTTTCTTGAGCGGCATGACGCCATTCAGCAACTGTGATTAGTGTACCGCCATCTGCTGTTGCCCAACCTTTGTCGGTGTAGATGGCTAGCACCCACGCCTCACTTACAAGCGCCTCCACTGGGTCGCTGTAGATATGGAAGATGCCACGATCACCATAATGCCGGAGGCTAGGCAGGTCCATATCGCTTGCGGAGCTGCTCTAATGTTACCTCTGCGCCATCTTCACGCACCAGTTTGGCAATGGCAGCATTGGGTCCATGCTTCTCTGCCAGCCTTCGGAAGTATGGCGCTTTGCTGCCTAATGCCTGTTGCTGACGAGCAAGAACATCTGCCTTAGATTCGCCTGGCATCTTTTCATAAAGCCATTTGCCGTATGTGGTGTTGATTGGCACCTGACCATCTTTGCTGGCCCTGGTTGCTGTAGTCGATGGCGGCAGGATGTCTGGGTCGATAATTGGCACTGTCGTCGAGCGGCAGTTGAAATGCTGCGGCGGCATTGGACCACGGCCATATTCAAACTCTTGGCCATCAAGTGCTGCGCATCTTGCGCTAGTCCTAGTATCCAGCGTGGCAACGTATCGATATTTCTTGGTGATGTCTTGATTTGCTTCATACACCTGCTGGCTGGCGGTATTAGCCACTTGGTTGATGCTGGTGCGGACGAGCGTCATGATCTGGTTGTCGGTTACGGATGTCAGCTCGCCACCAGCAGCAATGATCTTCCGAAGCGACTTGCTGATCATTTGCGGTTCTTGGCCGAATGTCAGCCGTTGCCCGCTGCCCTCTAGGTTCCCAATCAGCCGCTTGGCAATGCTTGGTGTCGTCTCACCCGTCAGCAACCCTTGCCGCACCACTTGCGAAAACCGCTCTGCTTGGTCAACGGCAATGCCGCGGAATGCTTTGGTTACCACCTCACCATTGGGTAACGTGATGGTGGCACCTTGAGCAGCGGTAAGGCTAAATGTTTGCGGTGCGCCTTGCACTGCTGCAAAAAGGTCATCGCTCAATGCAACCACATTGAGTTGCGTCGGGTCAGTGGTGACGACGCTTTGTGCAAATTGCGGACTGATTTCTACGGTACGCACTGCATCACGACTACCAGCTGGCAATGCACGGCGTAGTTGTTCGGTAACAAATTCTGATTGCAACTCTGCTAACCCTTGCAGTTCTGGCACCATCAGCTCACTTGCATCACCTGCCCAGGTGTTAAGCGAGTCTTTAAGTTGCGCCAGTATTGCCCGCAGCCGTGCCGCTTTAACTGGTGCAGCTAGATCATCAATAGCACGCAATTGGTTGACGCTATTGATAATGATGTCGTTATATGCATTGATCACCCGCCTAGCCACGCTGTTGCTGTAGCGGTTTAGGTCTATTGCATTGCGATATAACGACTCCGGTGTGCTCATACCAGAATGCCTAAATCTGCTGGGTTATATGCTGACCGGATGCTGACATTTGCACCTTTATTTAATGCACGTTGCACAACACAAGCAAATGCGTCATACCCATTCTGGCCGTCTTCTAGCAATACCATTTCATCTATCTCATCTGGCTTGCCATCGACGTACCAACTCACGCGAACAATTGCCAAGATTTCATCTGGCAAGTTGCTGACGTGATAGTCAAGCTCTTGCTTCCGTGGCTTCTTCGGTTCGATCATCGTTGCTAGGTTGATTAACCAACTGATCAGGCTGTCGAGCAGGTTGTAGGTCCATTCCCGCATTTGCAGTTGCCTCCAGTTCTTCCTCAACATCAAAGTCATCACCTAGCACCTCGCCATCAGACAATTGCTGCAGCAAGGTTTCTTGAGTGATGGTACCTGCAGTGTAGAGCTGCAACAGGCTGTTGATTTCCTGCGGGTCAAGCCTAGTACCCATGAAGTCACGGTTGACGTGGCAGCTACCGGCTGCTTCATTTTGACCAAGGTACTGCGCATGGAATTGCAGGCAGTTGTCGATCATGTCCTGCATATTCTGCGCAATCACCATCATGGTGCTGTCGCCTTGGCTGCGGTTAATGCGTTTGGCTTCAGCGGTTTCTGCTGTCAGCTTCTGGCCGAGCACTGCCGATAGGCCGAGTTCATTGATCTGCAATGCCAATGCTTCTAGCCGCTTGAATTGATATTCAAAGCTGGTGCCACCTGGTTCGATGTACTCAGCGCGGCCTTCAGCAGGAAATGCAATTGCCTCCCCAGGGCCAGCAGATACTTCCTCGGCACTTGATGGGAAGCCGTAGAACGCCAGCATCGGCACCGCGGAGATGTGCAGTTGGTTGTCGAGGTCTGATTGGATCTGATAAGTCTTTAGGTTCAGTTCTGCAATATCTTCCAGCGGTGGCCGTGACTCCATAAAGCCAACACGATTGGCATAGGCGATGCTGAATGGAATCTCGCTAAGGCTGGTGCGGCCTTCATCAATGATGCGGAAGTCGCCTTTATCATCCTTTTGGTGAATCTGATATTCACCTGGCATCAACACACGGACCTGCTCAACTAGCTTCTCGCCATAGTCACCATCAGGAATACTGGCAACTTCCTGCAGCCGGAGCATGGTGAGCTCTTGCTTGCCTTCTTTTGCTTCAGTGCGCCAGCCTAAAATCTGGCGCGGCGTGTAGTGCACCCAGTAAGGTCTACCGCCATCAGCAGGTGCATCCACCAATGTACCAACGTGACCATAACGCACCATCTTGCGTGCAGTTTCGTAGGTCCATACGTTCAGGTCATTGCCGTTCAGGTCAACGTCAAATAGCTGCTCGGTGATGGTGTCGCTGGTATCCACCAACCGCACTGGCTTGCGTGTCAACATGCCAGCTAGCAACCGCTCCAGTCGCTGGTAGTACGGCGGCACCACGCTGCGTGCTAGGCGGTTGTCATAGGACTCATCTAGCTCGCGGGGTTCTTGCGGCAGGTAGCGGCGGTGTTTCCGCCGCATACCATATGTGCCTTGCATCAGATCCTCAATCAAGATCCAATGCATCTCCTGCGCATACCATGCGGTATTTGCATCCTGCACACGGGTGACCTTACGCTCTGCCGTAGGCCGGTCGTAGAAATTAAAACCCGTGTGCATCTTTTACGTCATGCTGCAACCAGTGTAACGCTGTTGCGGCTTACCTTGATCTCAAACTCATCGCCTGGTTTAAATGCCTCAGCAATGTATGCGCTACCAACCATCAGGTTGCCATTAAATTGCACCTTGGTCTTGTAGCTGAGTTTGCGGCCTGCTTTTTTGGTAGCAGTCAAGCTGACACCTTTAGCTTGTAGCAGTGCCTCGTAGAAGGCGGTGAAGTTCAAGCGTTCGCTGCCATCCTTTTGAATGGATACATAGCCGCAGCCACGTACCAGGTCAGATTTATTGCAGTCGCCAAGCTCCTTGACTTTAGCGAGCAGTTCAGCACCAGTAAGCATTTGAGTAGTGAATGGTGGGCGGCTCTAATATAGCCTTACGCCGGTCCCACGTCCAGCACCTGCGTGGAGTGGGTTGAATTCACGCCAGATGACGTAGCCAAGTGCGTCGTTCATGTGGTCGTAGCCACCTTCCTTATCGGGGTCACCTTTCTCGTTGTAGCTTTGCAGCTCTAGGCACTCGATCACCTTGCGGCAACTAGCTGCAATGGTAAGCCTGACCTGACCTTTGCCATTCTCTAGTAACGCTTGCACAGCAGCAACACGGTCACGGACCATCGGGTTGCTTTTGGGTGATTGATTGCTGAAGCCATATTGCTCAAGGATCTGGATGTCGGTCTGACTTGCGTTGGTGCTGCGGTTACCGCCACTGGCATCTGGGTAGACATAGATGCGGTGATCGGGGTAGCGGCGTTTGATCTCCTGCGCTAAGGCATCAGTGTCATGGGCGCCTGAGATCTCATCAATGATTAGCAGGCTGTTGCCTTGCCTAATGGCGATGACTGCTGACATGTTGCCAACGTTGAAGTCAATGCCAACCCTGAGCGGTTCATGGCTGATATCTGGTAGTGCGGTGATGATGTGCTTGGCCCGGTCGAAGCGGTCATACACCTGCCCGGTTGTCAGGTTTACGAACTCGCCGTCGAGGTATGCACGCAGCAGGCTTGGGTCGTAGTTGGCCTGCAGCCGCTCGATGAAGTCCGGCGGCAGGTGTGGGTTATCAGCAGTTCGCATCTTGATCAGTTTGCGGTCGGTGCGTTGCTGGGCATCATCACTGCCAAATGTGTTCCACATCCACCTAAAACCTTCTGGTGTAGATGCTGCTGCAAATTGCCGGACATTACCGCTGCGCAGACGACCAAGGATTTTAGGAAATGCCTTGTTGGCGATGGATGGCGTCACGGTATCGATCTCATCAGCCAGCACCCATGCCAAGTTCAAGCCGATGATGCGTGACCAGTTCTCGAAACTGCGGCACAGGATCTTGGTATCACCACTTGGCAGGTGCAGCATGTACTCCGGCAACGGCGATGCGCGGAAGGTGTAAGGAATTGAATATGCCTCTAGGAAGTCATCAAAGTCGTTTTGCCAGATGTCGCGGATCAATGGACCAGTTGGCTCCATCACTGCTCCGATGTAGCCCTGATTGGCCGCGGCAAGCATCACCGCTTTAGCGCATAACGCTCTGGTCTTGCCAGCGCCATAACCAGCAGAGATGCCAATGATCTGCGTGGCGGTGTCATCAACAAATGCAAGCTGGCCTGGGTGTAGATCATTGCGGATGGCACTTACGCGCTCGTCAAGATCAAGCTCGTCAACATCATTTAACTCAAGCGCAGACCTAGAAAGCAGGTCAAATTCAATGCAGCTCACTTGCCAACAAGGCCAAGCATCTCAGCTTGCAATCGAACTGCGCCAATAACAGAACCAAGTTGGTTGGTTCTCATCCCGCGCTCGATTGTCATCTCTAAAGTTTGCAGCCGCTTTGACTTCATTTCGGCCAGCGTTGACTGGTCCCACGTTTGGTATAACAACTGTTTAGCGCAGTCATACCACTTATCTGCAGTCGGACGGCACACCCCCCATTTTTCAATAATGAGCTTTGGGATAGATATGCCGTTCGACCCTGCAGCTACTATTTCGGCCAACTCAGACCAAATACACAACAGCTCTTCGTGAGTGTAGTGAGTTTTCTGTTTGGTCTTAGATCTTGCCACCGCTATTAACTGCGAATTTGCACAGGCATAATCAGGTAAGTCTGATCCGATGCATTGGTTGGCGTTAATACTACAGGAGTAGTAGCACCATTTGCCGATAGTGTAACAGATTCCGACGAGCGGAATGCTTTTAGACCATCGAGGAGGTAATGCACGTTGAATGCTAATGCTAGTTTGCCGGTGGTGCCGGTGTACTTGATGGCTTCGGTGCCATTGCTGGCATCCCCTTCGGCGCTGATAACCATGGTGCCTTTGTCACCGATCAGCAGCTTGACCACCTCACCGATAAGCGCAACACGCTCAAGGCATCGCGCAAAGCGATGACGATCAAGGGTGATGGCGGTGTCGAAGGTAGCGGGTATGAGCTTTGCCACGTCAGGGTAGGTGCCATCCAGGATGCGGCTGTAGATGGTGATGCCATCACCTGCGTCGATGACCGCCTGACCAGATGCTGCTGCCACGGTGACGGTGCGATCTTGCAGCAATTTCATGGTGCTGGCAGGTAGTACCAGGTCGATGCCATCCGGCAGTGCTACCGGCATACGCACCAAGCGATGGCCGTCGGTGGCCTCCATGAAGCCGTTGGCGAGGTGAACGCCTTGTAACACCTGCTTGGATGCGTCAGTGCTGGCTGCCATGAGACAGGCGCGTACACCAGCGGTGATGTCCAGGTCAGCGCTAGGAGCCTCTACAACCGGCATTGCCGGGTAATCGGCTGCATTCTGCCCAGCAAGGCCGTAAGAGCCCCCAGAGGCGCTCACAGTGCCATCTGCGACCTCCACAGCCTCCGTGTCGTCCATGCGGCTTACAAGGCCAGCTAGGAGCCGATACGGGAGTGCCATGGAACCGGCAACGTTGACGGCTGCCGGAATGGTGACGGTAATGCCGAGGTCAAGGTTGAAGCCGGTGATGGTGGCAGTGGCATTAGCAGCAGTGATGAGGCAGCAGTCAAGGATCGGATGTGAGCTGCGAACACCAACGGCTGGTGCAATGGTGCGTAAGGCGTGATCGAGATCAGCTTGCGAGGTGATGAGCTTCATGGAGTAAGGCGATGATTTTGTTGTAGTCGTCTTCAAAACTGATGACCAGATCCATGGGGATGGGTTGGCCATCGTCTTGCGCATTGTCGCGGATGGCCGCGGCGTATGCCAGTGCTTGGGTCATGCAGTCATGGAGTCGATTGATGACCGGCGACTGCTTGGCTGGGATGTTGATCAAGTCTGGTGATGACATAAGCGACAAGATATTCAACTTGCAGGCGAGGCAGGTTGCCATGGGTAAAGGCAAATGCATCAGCCACCAACGCATGATACTCCGCCGTGCTCAGCCGCCTTAACACTCTGTCACGAATCAACGCAGCGCGTGTGGTGCCGGCTGCTGCTGCCTGCTGGTCCAATGCAGCCAGATCGGTGGCTTCAAACCGGATTTTGATCTCTTGCATGGGCATTTGGAGGTTGGACGAGGTTAGACGCCTTGGTATGACTGGGTTGGTCCGACCGTCTAACCAACCTAACCTCTTAAAGAAAATAAGTAAATAGAGGAGTAGGGGGGGGTGTGGGGTAACTCTGTAAAAGAGGTAGGTCGGACCGGAGGTTAGGCGGCTGAGATGCACTGCGCCGCAAGGTGTCTGGCCGTCTAGCCCTTAGGTTGGTCGTCTAACTGGTAGTACCAGCGGCGCTTGCCGGATGATTCGCGGCGTTTGGTCCAACCAAGCTCTTTAAGAATGGATGCAACCTGCATCTGGTCCACTTTGGTCTGGCGCTCCATCGGCTTTTGTATAGCCTTTGCAAGGATCTCTTCAGAGGTTAATACATCAGTGGAACGCCGATCTGCTAGGTAAGTAAGGATAGCTAGCCGCCATGGTGATTCAATCATGTAAGCATCATTTTCCTGCTGGACTGCAAGTTCCATTGCAACTGGCAAGCGATTAGTTTCGCCATTTCGATATGCATAAACTGCTGCGGACCAGATCGCATCACGTTCCATCAGCAATGCTGCGGTATTAATTTGATCAACTTGTGTTTTGGTTGTAGGTATCACCCAGAAGCGACGGTTTCCGGTTTCATCAACCAAGAATCCAGTGGTCTTGTTGGTGGTGCCAACAATAATGCCACGCCTAGGAAATGCCTCAACGGCCTTACCATATGGCACCCTGAGCAAGTCAATAGCTTGCGACAAGAACGCCTTAACTTGACCAGCATGTTTGCGGTTGGTGATGTGATCTAACTCTGCCCATTCCATAATCCATGAGCGATGCAAAACCATGACATCATCCTTGGTACTGATGTCACCTAAGGCATCGGAATAGAATGGACCGCCTAAACATCCCCAGAAACTGGACTTATAAGCACCTTGATCGCCCATGATGACGCAGGCGGTGTCATGCTTGTAGCCGGGATCAAAAGCACGAGCAACAGCACCGATAAGCGTGCGCTTTAGCATTTCGTCATAGATGGTGATGCCGTCATCACTTGGTCGGAGATAGGTGGTAGCTAGACCATCGATGTAGGTCGGCTCAACATGTCGCTCGCAGTGGAGCAGGTATTCGGTGACAGGGTTGTAAGGATTTTCATTGGCCACCTGCACAAGGCAATCAATGGCTAGTTCTTTGCCAACCTTGTAACCCATTTCAGCCAGCTTAAGGTAAAAGCGGTCAGCGCCATCAATGGCCTTTTCTTTGATTTCGATTTGCTGGGTGAAAACGTTGTAACGAATCTCATCGGCTTGACTACGCAGCAGCGCTAACAGCTCTGCTGTTTCTAGCTTTTCTGGTTTGGTGATGATGGGCGGCTTGCCATCCCCACTAGCCACACCCCGGCTTGGTTCCTGGCGTTGCGACCGCCAGCCATCCTTTTTGGCCATATCGCCAAGGGTGCCAAGGCTGATGCCAGATTTTTTGAAGCTGCGCCATTTGCGCTGACAGTCACTGGGCTTGTGCTTGTTGGACTGTGATGACCAGTGCTCCCAGTCGTCGAGGAGGGTGTCATCGCCGACGCTATGGAGCGCCATGCCAACAGCTAACCAGTCGTCGTAATCATCAGCGCGACTGCCAGATAGCGCTTCGAGGTATGACCGTGCCCTGGCTGCATCATCAGATGCCACCAGCAATGGTGCCGGCTGTGCCACCGGCTTGAGCATTTTCTCAATGAGGCAAAGCGGCGCCTCTGCTAGGTCGAGGTCTTCAGGGCTGTATTTGGTGATCCAGTGGTAGCCGGCAGTTGTCGGGTGTGCACCAGCTACAACAGATTGGGAGCCAGTCCAACGGAGTTCAATCTGCTCAGGCTTGCCTTCGGAGTCGGTGACACCCGACTTGTATTTGCGTGTGGCAATGTCTGGCCAATACTGCTCTGGTACGCGGTAGATGACCTGAAACCTGCCATCACGACCACTAGTAACGGTCCACGACCGCGGCAATGACGACATGGGACAACCCCAGTCGCGGAGGATGGTGCTAGCGCTGCGGCCATCGTGATCCAAGAACAACAGACCACCGGATGGCACACCGCAGCACACGCCAATCGCTTTGGCGCTGCCAGCTTCTAGCTCAACCTGCAGGCTGGCCTTGTCAAGTGGCCGCTCCTGCCACTTGGTTTGATATGGCCGCTTCTGATCATCGACAGCAACATATCCCCACCCATCGGGCAGGCGTGCAAGCTCTTCGGATAGGGTCATCGCTTAGTCGCTGGCAGGATGCCGTCCCGGTGTAGGCGCATGGCTTCCTCGACTACCAGCCTGAGCGTGGCGGATCGGGATAGGCCAGCAACGCAACGGCTATCAAGCCACGCAAGCTGCTCAGGGGTGAACTGAACCGATAAGGGGTGAGCAAGCTCCATGGGTTTTAGCGGTTAGCTTGCACAGCCTAGCGGAGGGTGCTAAGCTTGGCAAGCCAGGCGGGTTTATCTGGTCATAGCGCTCCGGCGCTGTTTAGGTCCTGTCTCTTATACACATCTG